GGCAAAAACTAATAAATCGTGAAGGGCGCCCGTGGCCGCCAAAAAAAAGGCCGCAAAGGCTGGCTATGAACGCCAGAAACAAGCGTCCGCGTCGTGGAACCGACGGCAGGCTGCGGCTGGCCGCGACATCGGCAGCATCCCGCCGGTCAAGGACGCCGCCAGGCGGGACGCCTGCCGCAGTGATTTCCGATTGTTCTGCGAGACGTACGGTGCCGAGGCGTTCCCGCTGGCGTGGTCCGAAGACCACCTGCGTGCCATCGCAAAAATCGAAGCTGCTGTCCTGCGTGGCGAGCTGTTCGCGTTCGCCATGCCGCGCGGGTCGGGCAAGTCAACGCTCTGCATCTGGGCATGCCTGTGGGCAATGCTCTACGGGCATCGGCAGTTCGTCATGCTCGTGGGTGCAGACCAGGCGATCAGCTGCCAGATGCTGGACGCCATCAAGTCGCACCTGGAACAGAACGACACTCTGCTTGAGGACTTCCCGGCGGCGTGCTATCCCATTCACGCCCTAGAGGGCATCACGGCTCGGGCTCGTGGGCAGACATGCGAGGGTGAGGCCACGCATCTGACGTGGACAGCCGACAAGGTCACGCTTCCATGGATTCCCGGTTCTCCGTCCTCCGGCGTGGCTGTCCGTGTCGCCGGCATCACGGGCCGCATCCGTGGGGCTGGGCACACCCGCCCGGACGGTGCCTCAATTCGTCCGTCATTGGTGCTCATTGACGACCCGCAGACGGATGAGTCGGCGGCCAGCCCTTCGCAGGTGGCGACCCGCGAGAAGATCATCCAGGGCGCCATCCTCGGGCTCGCCGGGCCGGGGGCGAAGATCTCTGGTCTCTGCACCATTACGGTCATCCGTCCAGACGACCTGGCGGACAGGCTTCTGGACCGGATACGAAATCCGCAGTGGCAGGGCGAACGCACAAAGTTGGTCTACGACTGGCCCGTGGCTGAGGAGCAGTGGAGCCAGTACGCCGAGCTGCGGCGGCAGGGTCAGCGGTCAGGCGAAGGCACGGGCGAGGCGACTGCGTTCTACGTTTCCAATCGGACGGCGATGGATGCCGGGGCAAAGGTCGCCTGGCCAGAGCGGCACAACGAGGACGAAATCAGCGCCATCCAGCACGCCTGGAATCTCCGCATAGACCGTGGCGAATCGGCGTTTTTCGCCGAGTACCAGAACCAGCCGTTGGCGGACGACATCTCGTCCGAGAAGCTGGACAGGAAGGCGCTCGCCGCTCGGGCGGTCAAGCTGCCGCGCGCCATCATCCCTGTCGGGCACCAGACGCTGACGGCGTTTGTGGACGTTCAGGACCGGCTGCTGTACTGGCTCGTGGCCAGCTGGGGGCCGTCATTCGGCGGGCACGTCGTGGCCTACGGAACCTACCCTGACCAGGGCTCATCGTTTTTTGAAGCACAGTCCGCAAAGAAGACGTTGACCGGCGTGTCGAAGTCTGGGCTAGAGGCGGCCATACGTGCGGGGCTGGATAAGACCGCCGAGATGCTGCTGGGCCGCGAGTGGCAGCGTGAGGACGGCACCGGCATGCGGATTGACCGCATGCTTGTGGACGCGAACTGGAACAAGAGCACCAGCACCGTCCGCACATGGGCGAGGCAATCGCCGTTCTCGGCGCAGGTCTACCCGTCGCACGGCAAGGGCATTGGGGCGTCGTCGGCACCCCTCGGTGACAAGGGTGCTCGAGGTGACAAGCTGGGGCTGAACTGGAGAATCGGCCAGGTCAGTGCCGGCCAGCGTTCAGCGGTGTACGACACGAACTTCTGGAAGTCGTTCGTCACCGCCCGGCTGCGTATGGGCATCGGCGACCCGGAGGCAATCACGCTGCACCAGGGCGACCATGAGCTGCTCATTACGCATCTCACGTCGGAGTTCCCTGTGCGGACCGAAGCCCGCGGCCGGGTAGTTGACGAGTGGAAGGCGGCCGGCAAAGAAAATCACTGGTTTGACTGTCTCGTCGGTGCGGCTGTGGCGGCGTCGATTTCGGGGCTGCAGCCCACTGCCACCGAGGCTGGCGGCAGGTCACGGCGAAAAGTCACAATCCCTGCGAATGGATCAAGCAGGCGGGTCATCCAAATCAAGAAGCGCCAATGAACGTGGCAATGCTGACGACCGTGGACGGGCTGGCCGACCAGGACGCCAATGCCATCGTGCGGCGCCTGACCCGTCGCGGCAGTGAGTTTCAAGCCGAGGTCGGGACCGTCCTAGAGGGACGTGGCAGCAGCTGCACGCCCGTAGCGGTCTGGAATGCCGACGGTGCCGTCGTCTCTTGGGCGTGCTCGCACGTCTGGGAGGGCAAACAAACGCTTGAGATGTACACGGACGAGCGGCACAGAAACACAGGCAAAGCGACCACGCTGGCGGCGATGCTATTGGGGGCAGGCGTTCTGGACCGGCGCGAGCCGGTTGCGGTGTTCTCGCTTGAGGCTCAGTCGATCGCCGCCAAGCTGGGGATGGTGACGCTCCGCTATGAGCGGCATGACGGCGGCTGGCGGCTTGCCTGACGCCATACCCCCTGCGGTTTGAGCGGCGTTGTGCCGTACCGTCGCCCATATGAGCGACGAACTACGCGACAAGATCGCCGAGACGGCATCCGGCCCGAAGCGCGTCCGCACCGATGCGGGCGAGGTCGAGGCTCAGGATCTGCCCGCAATGATCGAGGCGGACAAGTACCTCTCCGCGAAGTCTGCGGCGTCAACCACCAACCGTGGTCTGCGGTTCAACAAGCTCATCCCGCCGGGCATCGGCTAATGACACTATTTGGCAACCTGTGGGCGAAGGCGAGGCCGGCTACACAGCCGATGCCGGGCCGCGTCCGCGCCAAGTACGACGCCGCCCAGAGTGGTGACGACCGGCGCCACTGGGCCAACGCCGATTCGTTCTCGGCTGACGCCGCACTGTCGCCGGTTGTCCGCAAGACGCTCCGCAACCGAGCGCGGTACGAGCGGGCAAACAACTCGTGGCTGGCTGGCATCTCTGGCAGCCTGGCGGCGTCGCTGATCGGCACCGGACCTCGGCTGCAACTGAGCAGCGGCAATCCCGAGACTGACCTGCTCGTGCAGCGTCTGTTTTTTGATTGGGGCTGGCAGGTCGATTTGCCGCACAAGCTGCGGACGATGCGCGAGGCGCTCGTGGTGGACGGAGAAGCGTTCGCCATGCTCATCAACAATCCTCGCCTGCCGGGCGTGCAGTTGGACATCCGCCTGGTCGAAGCGGACATGGTCGCCACGCCAACCGAGCTGATGACGCAGACCGTGACGCCAGACGGCTCAGTCGTGGACGGCCTCGAGTTTGATGCCGTTGGAAACGTCGTCGCGTATCAGGTGCTGACGTACCACCCTGGCAGCAACTACCGGCTCAACTCGCTGCAGTTTCAGCGTGTGCCGTCAAATCAGATGGTGCATTGGTTCCGCGCCCATCGGCCTGGCCAGCATCGCGGCGTGCCAGAGGTTGCCCCGGCGCTGCGTCTGTTCGGCCAACTGCGCCGCTACACGGATGCCGTGCTCGCGGCTGCGGAGACCGCTGCGGACTTTGCGGCGTTCTTGCACAGCAACTCGCCGGCCGCCGAGGTCAACGAGGTTGACGCTTTCTCCGAGCTGCCGATTGAGAAGCGGTCGCTTGTGACGCTGCCGGAGGGCTGGGACATCTCGCAGCTCAAGGCCGAGCAGCCGACGACGCAATATCCGGCGTTCGTGTCGCAGATCCTCAACGAGATTGCCCGCTGCCTCCAAGTGCCGTTCAACGTCGCCGCCCTCAACTCGTCCACCTACAACTACGCTTCGTCCCGCATGGACTGGCAGATTGCCGGGATGCACGAGCGAGTTGACCGCGACCAGCTCGAGCGGGTCATGCTGGACCGCGTGCTGTCGGCGTGGGTGAACGAAGCCAGTCTTGCTGGGCTGCTGCCCGAAAACATTCCGCCGTTCTCAGAGTGGAACTGGGCGTGGCAGTGGGATGGCAAGGACCACGTTGACCCGTCGAAGGAAGCGTCGGCCGCTGAGACGCGGTTGAACACGCTGACCACGACGCTGGCGACCGAGTACGCCAAGCAGGGCAAGCAATGGGACGTCGAGCTGCGGCAGATCGCCGCAGAGCGTGCGTTGATGGCCGAGCTTGGCGTTGAGCGTGTGCCGACGCCGGCGGCGGCGCCCATGCAGCCCGAGCAAGGCAGCGAGGTGCCCGCATGATCGGCGTGACGTTTGAGGGATACGACGACATCGACGACATCGTGGAGTTCATTTAGATGAACACTGTGAAGCTGGATACGCAGGTGACGTTTCTGGCGGCAGCCGACGGCGATGCCGCATCGGCGCCGAAGCGATTCACGATTGAGGCGTACACGGGCAGCCAGATCCGCCAGGGCTGGAGCCGCGAGCCGGTCGTCATCGACTTGGCCGGCATGACGTTCAAGCAGAAGCTGCCGATCGTGCTTGGGCACGACTACAACCTCGGCTCGATCCTCGGGCAGACCGACAGCGTCCGAGTGGAGGCCGGCAAGCTGATCGTCGAAGGTGAGATCCTCGCCGACAACGACACCGCCCGCCAGGTGATGGCGCTCGCCGAGCGTGGCTACCAGTGGCAGGCCAGCGTGGGCGCCGACGTCCGCCGGCACCAGAAGATTGACGCCGAGGGCGTCACCACCGTCAACGGGCAGAACTTTGTCGGTCCTGTCCGTGTCGTCAAAGCCTCCTCTCTGCGGGAGGTTTCGTTCGTGACACTCGGCGCTGATGCAGAGACCAGCGTTGCCATCGCTGCCGAAGAGGCAGTCGAGGAGGTTTCTATGGCGGCTGACGCCACCCAGAAGCTCACGGACGAGGCTGCGGCCCCGGTCGTGGCGGCCACGGCGGAGGTCGCCGTGGAGACGAAGCCCGAGACCGTCGAAGCGCAGCAGGACACTACGGATGTGCTCCTGGCGAAGATCGACGCCTTCCAGAAGAAAGTCGAGACCATGGAAAAGTTGATCGCGACCCGTGACGAGCGGCCGGCGGCGCCGGCGGTCCACGTCGTGGCCAATGCGGCCCCGTCGGCGGACGTGATCGAGGCGAGCTTCGCCCTGCAGGGTGGGCTGGCCAACGTCGAGAAGCACTACGACGCCAAGACGCTGGAGGCTGCCCACAAGGTCAGCCGCACGGCGAGCCTGGGCGAGACGCTTCTGGCGGCGGCCGAGGCCAACGGCTACGACGGTCCGCGCCGGATCAACGCCGGCACGCTCCGTCCGATCCTGCAGGCCGCGTGGGCAACTCACTCCATCTCCAACATCCTCTCGAACACCGCGAACAAGTTCCTGCTCGCCGGTTTCGATTCGGTGGAGTCGGCGTGGCGGTCCATCTCGGCCGTGCGTTCTGTCAACGACTTCAAGAGCGTCACGAGCTACCGGCTCAACGGCGGGTTCACCTTCGAAAAGGTGGCCCCCGGCGGCGAGCTGAAGAACGCTGCTGCGAGCGACGAGAGTCGGACCATCTCGGCTGATACCTACGGCATCATGACGTCGGTGACCCGCACCGACCTCATCAACGACGACCTGTCGTCGCTGACTGCCCTGCCGCAGCGGATCGGCCGTGGCGGCGCCTTGAAGCTCAATAGCGTGTTCTGGGCGTCGTTTGTGGACGACTCGGCGTTCTTCACGTCTGGTCGTGGCAACCTGCGTGCGGGTGCCTACGCCCTCTCGCTGGCGAACCTCAAGGCGATGGCCACGGCGTTCCGCAAGCTCAACGACCCGGACGGCAACCCGGTGGCGGTGACGCCCCGCGTGCTGCTCGTGCCGCCGGATCTCGAGCTGACGGCCGCCGAGCTGATGGGCAGCACGCTCATCCAGAGCGGTGCCACGGGTGGCCAGCCGGATCGCAACGTCCTGGCGGGCCGGTACGACGTCGTGTCCTCGGTGTACCTCACCAACACGACCGACTACTACCTGCTGGCGTCGCCGAGCGATCTGCCTGTCATGGAGGTCGCGTTCCTGAACGGCGTGCAGAGCCCGATCGTGGAGACGGCCGAGGCCGACTTCAACGTGCTGGGCATCCAGATGCGTGGCTACTTCGACTTTGGCGTCGCCAAGGCCGAGTACCTCGCCGGAATCAAGTGCGACTCCAGCAACTGATCCGCGCCTGATCGTCAACCGTGACCGCCGGGCGGGAGCCCAAGCCCGCCCGGCGGCATGACACCAACAACCCCTCAAGTTCTAGAAAGCAGGTGATCTGATGGCTTCGTATGTTCAGGGTGACTGCCTGATCGACTACACGCCTGGCTCCGCTGTCGCGGCCGGCGAAGTGGTCGTGATCGGCTCGGTCGTGGCTGTGGCTCCGCGTCCCATCGCCGCCAACGCGCTCGGCGCAGTGGCGGTCGAAGGCGTCTGGTCGATGTCGAAGAACGCTGGCATCGTGATCGGCGCGGGCGACAAGGTGTACTACTACGCCACGTCCGGTGCCGTGACCGGCGCCACGGGCACCGCCGCCGGCTTCGCCGTCGCGGCCGCTGCCTCGGGCGACACCAGCGTCAAGGTGGCCCTCGTCCCGCTGTGCTGATCCACAGCTCGATCCTCCCGCAAGCCGCCGGCGGCGCGTCTCCTTTCCGCGCCGCCGGCGTGCATGCTGGGCATGTGAGGTAGCACAGTGGATATGCTCCGCGCCGGCGCGTCGTGGCTTGCCGACCGGCTCAGGGAGTCGGCCGGGTCAGCCATTGTCTACGCGCATGGACCGCACCGCGCAACCATGACGGCGACTGTCGGCACGTCACGCTTTGAGGCACAGAATGCCAGCGGCGTGGTCGAGCAGTGGGAAAGCCGGGACTACATCGTGTCGGCGGGCTCGCTGCCATCGGGCGAGCCAGAGCGTGGTGACAAGATATTCGAGGAGTACGGCACGGAGACGGTCACGTATGAAGTGGTGACACCTCGAGGCGTGCCGACCTGGCACTACGCCGATGCCTTCCAGCAGACGATCCGCATTCATACCAAGCGGGTTGACGTCAAAAGGTGAGACATGGCCACGTTCACGCAGCTGCCAGGCGCACTCGACATCATCGGCACCCGCGGCGATTCAGTCACCGTGGACGTTGTGTTTTCCGACCGCAATCTGACCGGCGTGACGTTCGCTGCTGCGGTCTACACGAACACGGAGGCCGGCTACGTCGCACAGACGCCAGCGGCGACGCCGACAGTCACGGTGGTGTCGGCAGCGAGCGGGCACATCAAAGTGACGCTGTCAAAGACGCAGACGGCTGCGCTGACGTCCACGACGCCATATCGGTGGTTCCTGCGCGAGACTTACGCTGACACCACGGCACGCGCGACGCTTGCGGGCACCGTTACGATCTCTTCACCGTGAGGAGTTAGCCGATGCCCTTCTATCAGTTGCCAACCGGAGCGTCCCCGCTGCTCGCGGGCCACGGCTCGCCGACAGGAGCCCAGGGCAACGACGGCGACCTGTACCTAGACCTAGACAACGCCTACGTCTACGGCCCAAAGGCGGCTGGAGATTGGGGCTCGCCTACTGATTGGAGCAACGGCCCGACGGGTGCCACGGGTAGCACCGGAGCCACCGGCGCAGCATCGACGGTGACGGGGCCAACTGGCAGCGTCGGACCGACTGGTCCGCAGGGTGGCGTCGGAAGCACCGGATCGGCGAGCGTGGTGACCGGACCGACGGGCGCCACGGGCAGCATCGGAGCCACGGGCGCGGCATCAACTGTGACCGGCCCGACGGGGCCGTCGGTTACTGGGCCGACGGGTTCGGCGTCCACTGTCACTGGGCCGGTAGGTTCGTTCGGAGATCCGCAAGTAGTGTCGGCCAAGACCGCCAGCTACACGCTGCAAGCCGCCGATGCTGGTTCTCTTCTGACATTTGCGACTGGCTCTGGCACCGTCTACGTGACAGTCCCAAACTCCTCGAGCGTGTCCTTTTCCACGGGGGTGCACGTTGACGTCGCCAGGCTCGGCACTGCAGTCGTCACTGTCACGGGAGCCTCTGGAGTCACAGTGAACGCCACTCCCGGCAGAGGTTTGCGCGCCCAGTATTCTGGCGGCAGTCTGGTGTGCCTGGGCGGCAACACGTGGTTGCTGGTGGGTGACCTGTCGTGAAGGGGCATTTGGGTTTCACTGTCCGCCCAAGCGTTTTCGCCCCGATGGCGGTGGTGCTGACAGCAAGCTCGCCCACGTCATACACGGTTCCAGAAGGCGCACAACGCATGTACGCCTACGCCGTTGGATCTGGCGGCATATGGGAAGGCGGACTGGGTGTAGGTTCTGGATCTGGCGGCGTTGCTTACAAGCTGTGGTTTGTGTCAGGCGGCGAAACCGTCACGTATGAAACGAACTACGTGCGATACGGCTCGGGCGGTAACGCACGCATTTCGTTTGGCGGCTTGTCCATGATTGGAGGTATTGGTAGGTCCAACAACGGCTCGTATCCCAACAACTATGGCGGCGTGTTTGGCGATTACGACCAATCCATCTCGGGTGAGCAAGGCTACGGCGACTACACGGGACTGATGATCGGCGGTGCCATTGGTCGTGAATACTCAGCTTCGTACCCCCCAGACACGCTGCGGCTGCCTGCTGGCGCAGGTGCTAGTCTGCTGTTGACGGCCGTTGCGCTTGCTGGACGAAAAACCGTTGAGGATGACGATCCCGCCGATCCTGCTTTCGGATCAGGCGGATATTATTCCGGCGAATACGGCGGATCTTCGGTAACACTGCGGCCAGGTATGGGAGGTGGTGGCGTGGACTACTCCTACGGACCGGGAAGCGCTGCCGTCGTTTTGCATTTCACATGATTGCCGTCTGCCTTGGTTTCTTTTCGCCGTGCGACTACGAGCTGCCCAAGCAGCACCTCGCGCGTACGCTGCAATGGCTGGCCGGCGAAGGCGTCCTGACGGCGATATGCCAGGTCGTGCGTCCAGGACAGGAGCCGCAGCCAGTGCCTGCGGGGATGCGTTCGGCGGTCTACGAATCGTCAGACACGCTCTTTTTCAAAGAGTGCCTGTGGAACAAAGCCACTGCGCTCGTGCCAGAGGCTGACCGCTTTCTGTTTTTGGACACGGACCTGCGGTTCTCGCGCGAGGATGTCATAGAGGCTACGGCTGCGTTGCTGGATCAAGTTGACGTGTGCCAACCGTTTGACACGGCGGCATGGCACGATCAGAACGGAGTTGTCTTCCAAGCGAAACGGTCTGCGGCGTATGCCATCGCGAAAGGGCGCGAGCCGATGGGGCGTCTGTTTCATCCTGGGTTTGCGTGGGGCATGACACGCCGGGCGTTTGATTTGCTCGGCGGCTTTTACGACAGGCATCCGATCGGTGGTGGCGACATCGCTTTCACCTACAGCCTGGATGCGAGGTGGGCGGCATGCGAGCTGCGAAAGCGCCTGCCGCACGACGCGCACTTCTGGGTGTCTCCGAGTTTTGAGGCGTACAGGGCCGCTGCGACGGCCACGCGGTTGCGTGTCGGGTTTTTGCCGTACACGGAGTGCTACCACTCGTGGCACGGTGAAATCGTCAACCGTCAATACACGTCGCGAGGCGTCTATATGCCGCTTGAGCACGGCGAAGAATACCCGTTGACCAGGCGTCCAGATGGGCTGCTGGCGTGGAGGTCGGCAGAGGATTCGGAGCGTGTTCGCGCCTACTTTACGGGTCGGCGTGAGGACGGCTGACACCATATCCCCGCCCTGCAAATTGACGGCGCCGCCACACTGACCGCATGTCCGATCCGCAGAAAATCGACGTGACGGTAGTCAACGGCGGCTCATCGGCCGTCAATGTGTCAAACGCCGCAGGCGTCACGCCTACGGTCACGGATGGCGGGTCTGTCGTCGTGTCTGTGGCCGGCGGACCAACGGGCGTGCGTGGTGCCACGGGCGCCACCGGACCAGCAGGGCAGTCAATCGTCGGGCCGACTGGCCCGCAGGGCGACTCGATCATCGGCGCCACGGGCGAGCGTGGCGACGTAGGCGCCACGGGTCCGCAAGGCGAGTCAATCGTCGGGCCGACGGGTGCCCAGGGCGAATCGATCACCGGAGCCACTGGTGCGACGGGAGCCCAGGGTGAGCAGGGGTTGCGTGGTGACACGGGGCCTGCGGGCGTCGCGGGTGCCACGGGTTCGTCGGGTCAGTCGATCACCGGACCGACAGGCAACACTGGCCCGCAGGGGGCTTCCGTAGTTGGTCCGACGGGCGATCGCGGCGACACCGGACCTTCTGGCGCATCTGGTGACATTGGTGCAACCGGCCCAGCAGGTGAATCAATCACCGGACCTACTGGTGCAAGCGGCGAGACAATTGTCGGGCCTACCGGGAGCACTGGCGAGCCTGGAAGCGTCGGCGCCACGGGGACAACTGGGCCGACAGGCGCCACCGGCGCGCAGGGCGTCGCGGGCGATTCTGGAGCCATCGGCCCGACTGGTGCGGTTGGCGCTACGGGTGCCACTGGCAGCTCGGGCGAATCAATCACAGGCCCAACCGGAAGCCAAGGCTTACAAGGAGACGCAGGCCCAACAGGCAGCACTGGGGCTACAGGCGGCCTCGGTGCAACTGGACCGCAAGGCATCGCAGGACCGACGGGTGCGGATGGAGTTGCAGGCGCGGCAGGGCCAACGGGCCAGATAGGCTCCACGGGGCCGACAGGCGCAACTGGATCGCAGGGTGACGCAGGCGCGACTGGCCCGCAGGGCGTTCAGGGAGAAGCAGGAGCTGCCGGAGCTACTGGGCCAACGGGAAGCTCAGGCGCGGCGGGCAGTGCTGGAGCAACCGGAGCAACAGGTCCAACGGGCTCAACTGGAGCAACTGGCTCTGCGGGATCTGCGGGCAGCGCGGGCGCGACTGGAAGCACCGGCCCGACTGGGGCAATGAACGTCTCTGGATATGACACAACTGCGTCTTTCCCGACAACGGGGTCCGCAAACACCCTCTATCTCACCGGCGACTACAACCGGATCTACCGTTGGGCATCCAGTGTCTACTGCGAGATCGGCTCGCTCGGCGGCGATGGTTCGCTGTGGGCAAACCTTGTCCCTGGCACGCCAACCGGCGTCACGGGCACGACTGGAGACACGCAGATTTCGCTGACTTGGACTGCGCCCACGTACACGGCGGCGGCGATCACCGACTACACGGTGCAGTACAGCAGCAACAGCGGCAGTACGTGGACGACGTTCTCCCGGTCGGCCTCAACGGCATTGTCTGCGACCGTGACCGGCCTGACGAACGGCACCTCGTACATATTCCGCGTGGCGGCAGTGTCGGCCCTCGGCACCGGCAGCTACTCGACGGCCAGTGCGACGGTCGCCCTGCCGGCGGCCGATGCGTCGTTCTCCAGCGTGTCCACGCTGCTGCACTTCGACGGGGCGAACGCCTCTACCACGTTCACCGACTCGGCCACGACGCCTCTGACATGGACGGCCAACAGCGGCGCGGCGATCTCGACGACTCGGTCGCAGTTCGGCGGCGCGAGCCTCAACCTAGGCGGCTCGTCGTATCTGACGACGCCATATGCGTCGGCCCTCGACTTCGGCAGCGGCAATTTCACGGTCGAGTGGTGGCAGTACTGGAGCGGCGGGAACTCAATTTTCTGCTGGTCTTCTGATTTCCGCATCGGAATCTTGGCGAACTACGCCGCCGCCACGAGCAACAAGTTTGCGCTCTGCCTGTCGTCCACGGGAAGCTCGTGGGATATGGCCCAACCGGACACGAACAACAGCACGTTCGCCGCCTCCAGCGTCGGCGCGGCCACGAACACCTGGCAGCATATTGCGCTCCAGCGGAGCGGCAACAACTGGCAGCTCTTCTTCGACGGAACGAAGGTGCTGGACTACAGCAAGGCCGGAACCCTCTACAGCCCGTCGGGCCTGACGTTCCGGCTCGGCGGCCCGTGGCCCGGTGCCGGGCCAGGCAACTTCAACGGCTACATCGACGAGTTCCGCATCACGAAGGGCGTGGCGCGCTACTCGGCAAACTTCACGCCGGCCACCACGGCATTCCCCAACTACTAAGCCATGGCGCTCTCGTTCCCATCATCGCCGACCAGCGGCCAGACAAGCGTCCAGAACGGTCGCACCTACGTCTGGAACGGGTCGAACGCTTGGGAGTTGTCAAACAACGTCGCCAACCACGCCAGCACGCACGGCTCGGCCGGCGCGGACCCGGTGACGATTGCCACCTCGCAGATCAGCGACCTGGCCGCCGGCGCGAACGCAGCAGCACGCATGTATCTCTGGCAGACCTTTAGGTAGGAGAGTGATCAGTGGCAACTTCACCCGCATTCGCAACCACACCCCGGATCGGTGCCGTGAGCATCGCGACCGCCGAGAGCAGCTATACAGCGCCGACCAACGTGGGCACCGTCCTGACGGGTGTGGCGGCGGGGACTCGCATCTCCGAGGTGGTGGTGAAATGCGCCGCGACCAGCGCCGCCGCCATTGTGCGTCTCTTCCTGTACGACGGTACTACAACTACATACTGGCTGTTTGACGAGGTGACAGTCGCCGCAGCCACGGGATCGTCCACCGTGCAGCAGACCCGCGTCTCGGTCGTATACAACAACCTCATTCTGCCTTCCGCGTCTTGGTCGCTGCGGGCGACAACAAGTGTGTCGCAGGCCACGCATGTGACCGCCCTTGGCGCAGACCTCTGATGAACGCCGGCATATTCGGCCCCGGTTACGCGCCTGTCGCCCCCCCCGCTCCATTGCTGGGCATGCCGACGCCCGTGCCGACGCCCGGTAGCCAGGTAATGCTGCCTCCGACCGTCGTCCCGTACTTGGCGGCGTGGTGGGACGCCGCCGACGATTCCACGGTCACGCTCAACTCGGGCAACGTCAGCCAGCTACGCGACAAAAGCGGGCTGGGCAATCACCTATCTCAGGCGACGGCCAATAATCAGCCCCTCTACGGCCGCGGCGCTATCAATGGACGAAACGCGCTGACGTTTTCGACGACGAATCATCGGCTGATAAGCTCCTCGTTCACTGTGTCGAAGCCATGCGTGTTTTCAGTGTGGCGAGTGCGAAGCGGCTATTCCGCCGGAGTGTCAAAAGCGCCGATCATCTGGGACACGTTTTCGGCAGGAAATCGCTGCGTCCACTACGTCCAAGAAAACTCTTCCACGGCGATCCTGTATGCCAAGGATGACGGAGGCTCTGGGAAAGTAGCTTCTAGCAGTGTCGTTTTCGGTCGCACATACGTCTCGTTTTGCGCCAGCGCGGCGAACGTCGGCCACAGCCTGTTTTTGAATGGCGTAAAAGGGATAGATGCAACGGCTGGGACGACTGGTTTTTCTGGGATCTCACTCGGAAACCTGAGAGGGAACCCGTCTCCAGGCGCGCCCAACTACAACTTCGACGGTCAGTTGTGCGAGTTTATCGTCTACTCCCAGCCCCCGTCTGACGCACATCGCATCGGGATTGAACGCTACCTGGGCGCAAAGTGGGGAGCAGTCGTCGCATGAGATACTTCCGCGCTGGAGTTGCTGCCTACGAATCAATGCGGGCGGTTTTGGACGCCGAGTACGGATACCCCAACGCTGCGACAAAGACGGAAACGGCCCTGCCGCCAGCAGCCTCGCTGCCGAATGACTCGGAGGGCCGTGTCTATTTGGCTGTAGATGCGGCGTATTGCGGATATGACCTTCCTGCACGGTTGCTGGCCGACGGCATGGCCGAGGGCGTGATAGAGGAAATGACTGACGACGCTTTCCGCGAGGCGTCGACGATATGACGGCTGTGCTCGAGCACCTGGCGCAGCTGTCCATTCACGCCTATTACGCAGGCGAGGCGGATGTCGGCCGCAGGTCGTGCGAGCGGCTGCTTGCCATGGACGTGAAGCCCGACATGCGGCACCAGTCGTTGCGCAATCTGACGTGGTATGTGCAGCCGCTTGAGGAGCTTGCGGGCTGCCGCTTCGCAAGGTTTGGCGTTGACCCGGCACAGCCGAGATGGTCGCTGTTCAACCCAACGATCATCCACCACAACGACCAGTTGCTCGCAATCGTTCGCAGCAGCAACTACCGCATCGCGGACGGCTCCTACGTCATGCCTGACGCAGATGCCGGCGTCATCAAGACGGAGAACATCCTGTGCCAGCTGGCAGACGACCTGACCGTGCAGTCTGCACGTGTCATCGCCGGGCCGCAGTACGAGAAGACCGAGTATCCAGTGGACGGTCTGGAGGACTGCCGCTTGCGGCAGACCGCATCGGGCGTGGGCGTGTCGGCGACCGTGCGAAACGTCGCACCATACGACGGCAGGTGCCGCATCGCCACAGCGGATCTGGACGTCGAGTCGGCGACGTTCTCAGAGCTGCGGGTGCTCGCGCTCAGCGTGTCGCAGGAGCACGAGAAGAACTGGATGCCGTGGGCCGACGGTTGGGTCTACGGGTGCAGTGCCAATGGTCACATCGTCACTGTCGATCCAGACCCGGACATGGCTGGCGGGTGGCAGATGCGGCAACGCGAGAAAGCGCCGCCGGTTGCAACAGAGTTTCGCGGTGGATCGCAGCTGGTGCCCTACGCGGGAGGGTGGCTGTGCGTGGTACATGAGGTGGCGCACTCAGCCCAGAGGGTCTATCTGCATCGCTTCGTGTTTTTTGACAATGCCATGCGATTGCGGCGAGTGTCGCCGGCGTTTTGTTTCCGCGAACGCATGGCGATTGAGTTTGCCGCCGGCATCGCTGTGCTCGGCGAGCGGGTGCTGGTGTCGTTTGGCGTCCGAGACGCTGAAGCGTGGCTCGTCGAAATGACAGGCATGGACGTATGGCGACTCCTGCAGCCTGTCTCGTCACCGGCTACGTCAGGCTCAACCTAGCCAACCGCAGCCACGACCGCTACGCAGAGTTGGGTCGCACGCTCACCGGCCTGCACCGCCCTACCGTGGCGTTTCTGGACGGCCTAGACGCCGATGCCGATGCGGCGGTACTGCCGGCCAGCCTGGACAGATGCTGGCTGTGGCCGCACGCCAGGACCGCACAGACGCCACACGGCAACCCCGCCAAGGACACGGCGGCTTACCACGCCGTGCAGCACCAGAAGTCAGCGTGGCTCGCTGAGGCGTCCAATCGCACAGATGCCTCGGTGCTGGTCTGGATCGACTACGGCATCCTGCATGTGCCTGGCGTCACGCCAGCACTGATCAGCCAGTTCATCCAGAGGGCCGGGGCTGTCACGCGGATCACGCTGCCGAGCATCTGGCCGCTCTGCTCAGACACGCTCGTGGACTCAAGCCGGCCGTGCTGGTTCGTGGCTGGGGGCGTCGCCATTGTGCCGCGTGCCATGGCGCATGCCTGGCACGTGCTGGTCGAGCACGAAGCCTTGACGCATTTGCGACAAAGCGGGCAGGTCACGTGGGAGGTCAACACGTGGGCCAGGGTCATCCAGCACCACCCGTCAATGTTTGCCGTCTACCCGGCAAATCACGACGCCACGCTTTTCACCGGACTCACATGAGGATCTCGGCCCTCATCACGACATACAGGCGGTTTGATAAGTGCTGCCGAGCCATTGACGCCATCCTGCGGCAGACGTTGCCAGCCGCCGAAATCGTTGTCGTTGACAACGGCTCGCCCGAGCCTGAGTACCTCAAGCTGCACGACAGATACGCTGATGCGTCCGTCCCTGTCACGGTGGTCAGGTTGTCGCGTGGGACGCACACCCTGCCGCCACTTACGAACGACCAAGGTCACGAAATTGATCTGGCGTGCCGCGACACCACCAACGTGGCGATCGGCCTTGCCCGTGGCGACTGGCTCGCGTTCTGCCACGACGATGACGAGTGGATGCCGCACCGCTTGGAGGTGCAGGCAGCGGCAGTCCAAAAGCATGCGACAGACCTGATCGGCTGCAACATCTACAACCGTAGCGCCGACGGCTACGTAGGCGAAGTGCATCATTCGTTTCATGGTCCGCACGGGACGCCCATCGGCGACGGCGTGACGGACGTGACTGGCTGTCTCACGCGATTTAATCCACTGGCAGTGTCTGGGCTATTGGTTTCTCGGACTGTCATTGCCACGGTCGGAGGCTGGCAGCACTGGGTGCCCGACCCTGTCGGCAAGTACATGCGGTCCCTGGCTGCGAGCGACTGGGATTTCTACCGGCGCGCCGCGTCAATGACGCCGCTGCTGCGTGTTGACGAGCCGCTCGTGTGGTACGAGATCGGCAACGTCAAGCACGAGGGGCACATGAGCTATGCCTAGAGTCGGCGTCTATGCCCTGGCAAAGAACGAAGCCAAGCATGCCAAAGCGTGGGCAGATTCTTGCCTAGACGCAGATGTGCGGGTAGTCACGGACACCGGCTCGACCGACGACACGGTGCAGCTGCTCGAGACCGCTGGCGTGACCGTGGCGAGTGGCTACGTCTGCCCGTGGCGGTGGGACGAGGCGCACAACCTGGCACTGCACCACCTGCCACCTACCGTTGACGTGGCAATCCGGTTGGATCTGGACGAGCGATTGCAGCCTGGCTGGAGGCAGGCGATCCAGGCCGCATGGCGGGACGGCGTCAACAATCTCAGATACCGCTACGTCTGGTCGTGGAAGGCGGATGGGGTGCCTGAGGTGGAGTTCTGGGGAGACCGCGTGCACGCCCGTACCGGGTTTCGGTGGACAGCAGCGACGCACGAAGGGCTCGTGGCGTGGGCATGCGAAAAGGTGCAGGCATTCGCTCCTGGGCTGGAGATCCACCATCACCGCGACATCGGCAAGCGGCACACGACCGATCTGCAGTTACTGCGGGTGGCTGTCAGGGAGTCGCCGCACGACCCTCGGGCACGGTGGTATCTGGCCCGCGAGATGGACTACGCCGGGATGCCAGAGGCATACGCCGAGTTCGCGACCTACCTCAAGATGCCCAACGGGCAGCCGACCGAGCGGAGCTACGCCAGGCGAATCCTGTGGCGGGCGACCAAGGACGAGCAGCTGCTGCACGCTGCCGCCGCCGAGTGCCCGAGCGAGCCCGATGCATGGGAGCGGCTGGCGTTTGTCCGGTACGAGCAGAAACGCTGGCAGGAATGCGTAGAGTTCGCCCAGCAGGCGATTGCAGCCACCGACATGGGCACGCACGCGACCGACCCGCATGCTCGCGGGCGAGCCTATGACGTCGCCAGCGTCGCGCTGTGGGAGCTTGGCAAGCGGCCTGACGCCCTCACGCACGCGCGCGAGGCTATGGCACGATTACCAGGAGACGAGCGTATCCGGGCCAACGTCGCAGAAATGGAGCGGCTCTATGGGGATGCTGAGAGAGATTCCGCAGGCGCTGGCTGAGGGGCTCGACGCCGTCACGTTCACAAGCGTCGTCACGCAGCCGACGGTCGCCCGAAAAAACTGGGTGCAGATCGGCGTGGAGGACATGGCCGATCCGGTGATCTACGTGGCGCCAGCCGCTGCGACGGTCACCAGGGTCAACCGTGAAAACTCGCAGATTGACTACCAAGCCAGCGTGTTCGTCGGGAGGCACGTCCAGAGCGAGGACGATGCCGACGACATGCTCGACCTGGCCGACGAGCTAGTTGACGCCATCAAGGCACACAGCTGGTCCGAGGGCGTGACCTGGCCGTCTGGCGTGTCGTTTCAGTCGCTTGAGGTGCAGTTCAACCCGGACGACGCCCTGAACGACCGCAACGTCTGGCGGGCAGTCATCACGGCCACATATCGCACATTCTCAGGGGACACCTGATGGCGTTCACTGGCAAGACGAAGTTTTCGTGGCAGGGCGACACGCTCAAAAAACTTGTCGGCGAGGCTGCCGCCAAGGCGTTGCAGAACGCCGGCATGGACGTGCGCAAGGCAACGCAGCGGATGATGTCCAACCGTACTCCGCTGTCGGCTCCGAGGTTCTGGAGGGTTGGCGAACGAAATGGCATCCCGATGGTGGCCGCCGTGCGGCAAATCCCCAAACCTGACAAGGTAACGTCCTGGAAGACTGACCGCTCGCCGAAAGGATTCTTGCGGCAAGACATCCAGAGCGA